TAGTTGAAAAGGGGAGCTTTAACGACAATGACCGGAGCCTGGTTGCGTGGGCATCATCTCCGATCCTAGATAGAGATGGAGAGGTCATTGCTCATGATGCCTGGAGAGTTGAGAATTATACTAAAAATCCCGTAATACTTTGGGCGCATAATTATAATATGCCGCCAGTTGCTAAAGCTATTTGGACGAAACAACAAAAGAATGGCTTAAAATTCAAGCCACAATTTGCGCCGACTGATATGGGTAAGGAACTTTATCTGCTATATAGGGAAGGCTATCTTAACGCCTTTTCAGTTGGATTCGACCCGAAGGATTATGAAGAAGACGAAGACCGCACATACCAGGTGATAGGCTGGTTTGGCGAGAAGATAGATATACCAGTCAGGACGTGGATTGACGTGGACCTATTGGAGATTTCCTGCGTTGACGTGCCCTCGTGCACGGGTGCTTTAGTAGAACGTGCTAAGAATGGCGACATAAAGACCAAAGGACTTGCTAAAGCTATACTTGACCTGGCATCTAAGACAGTAATACCATACAAGAAATACCCCATTGACAAAGAAGGCACATGGGATGGTCCTGCAGAGCGTGCTGAAGCTGATGTTGGCGACCTGAAGAAAATGTGTACTTGGTACGACTCGGAGGATGCAGATGTGAAGTCATCGTATAAGCTACCTCACCATAGGGCTGATGGCTTCACAACTGTCTGGCGTGGCGTCACGGCAGCCATGGGGGCTTTACTGGGTGCTCGTGGTGGTGTTGATATACCAGACTCAGACAGGCGCGGCGTTTATAGGCATTTGAATCGTCATTACGGCGATTTCGATGAAGAGGCGCCAGAGTTCAAGCATTACGCCGAGGAAGAGCTTAAAGCAATAGAAGGTAATGTCGAAACTATAATCGTAGCTGGAAGTAAAGTTGAGGGCACATGGGAAGCTGAAGAAATAGAAGAGAAAGATCCTATCGAGCGGATGCGAGAGGATGGACTAGCCCGGGAGAAGGATGGCATAGTCCCGGTATCTATAGAACTCTGGAACGCAATCATGGATAACACGAAGCTCATTACTGCGCAATTGCCGAGGCAAGATGATTTTGAGGCAGTACCGGCAAAGGTCACTCCGTGTTGCAGGAGTCGCCATTATCATTCTGTACTTGCCGATGGGGTGCCAAAAGGCGTTGTGCGATGCGAACTATGCGAAAAGATAATGGATTTTGAGGCTTTGATATACGAAAACGATAGTAACCTGGTAGAATACACAGACCAGGAATTCAGTATGTTAGTACAGCAGGAACTGAAGATACGAGAGCAACAGGACCAAATAGAAGAACTCTCCAATAAGTTTGCCAAAGTGAATGGCCAACTGAGAGTTCTGAGAGGTGGGATCGGATAGCGATCCTTAACACGGTAGAGATGGTAGGTTGATGACCACTGGAGACATTAGCGACGTAGCATAGATTACGCGTAGAGATGTTAGGTAGGGCATTGCTGGAGCCATTAGCCGACGTATTTAACACGGCTAAGAGGTGAGTAACGATGCCAAAAGCAACACCGGAGGAAATCAAGCAGAACGTAAAAGATGAAGTAGATAAGCTACATAACCACGAATATGAGACCGACCCTGAGGTCGCGGAGATCAAGGCGAGGGTTGGTGTCGAGACTGATGAAGTAGATCCTGATTCCATAGCTCAACTGGCTGCTAGAGCTGATGAGATTGGCAAGCAGATGGATGAGCTCATCGAGCAGACTAAAGAAGCTGGCACAATACCAGGTCAAGAGACTGAAGATCCGCTCAAAGATGCACATTTTGGGTCCATCATGGCTGAGATGCGCAATGCAACTCATTACGGCCAGGCTGGGCCTATCCTTAGTGACATGGATGAGAAGGACTGGAAGAAGAACGGATTGAAGTTGCCAGATAGGTTCAAGTCTATCTTCGACGGGAAGCGGCAGAAGACAACCGGTTTCTTGGAAGAAGGGCAGGGATCGCTGGGTGGTTTCACCGTCCCTGAGCAGTTTGTGCCAACGCTTCTGATGCTCCCACTCTTAGAGCCTATCGTGCGCGGCCGGGCATTCACCATTCGTGGCACCAGCAACGTTGCCAAAGTGCCCAGGATACATGAAAGCTCTCGCGCTTCGAACGTCCACGGCGGAGTGACTGGAAACTGGACTGCCGAAGGTGCAAGTATCAGTGTATCCAATCCGGCATTTGGCCAGGCAGTGTTGATGGCGAAGAAGTTGGCGCTCTTGACCTACGCCAGCAATGAGCTGTTGGATGATAACGCCGTAGGTTTGAACGATGTGCTGGTGCGCATATTCTCCGACGCTCTGAACTGGTTTGAAGATAAGGCGTTTATCGACGGATCTGGCGTCAATGAGCCGTTAGGTCTTAGGAACGCGCCATGCAAGGACTCAGTGACTACTACAGCGTCACAGTTCTACATCGTGGACGCTTGTAAGCTCTTTGCCAACTTGCTCCCAGGCTCAGAGCGCAATGCAATCTGGCTGATGAATCCATCACTCAGGGAAGAGCTACCGCAGATGCTCTCCGTCGGCGGCAGTGCTACTGAAAATATCTGGTATCCTAAGTCGCTCAGCATCAAAGATGCCCCGGACCCATGGCGCCTTCTAGGTATGCCCATTTTCTGGACAGAGCACCTGGAAGCATTGGGAACAGACGAAGATGTGATGTTGGTTGACCTGTCGTACTACCTGCTCTTAGAGCGACAGGATATCCGGGCGGCAGTAAGTACCGACGCCAGATTTGCCAATGATGAGACTGGCTATCGCTTGACACTGAGGTCAGATGGACAGCCTTGGCCTTCCAGTACATTGACCCTGGCGGACGGCTCAACAACGGTTTCCCCTGTAGTTGCCAACGACCATACGTAAAGGGAGGCAACAATAGGGGGTGATTTGCAATGACTATATTTGGCGATCATCTCAAAAGAATCTACGAAGTTTCCAAAGGCTCAAAAGAAGCTACCAAAGCCCTGGAGCCATATCAGGTCAAAACGACTGGATATTTAGAAGAAGGGCAAGGCTCGTTGGGTGGCTTTACAACGCCTGTGGAAGCTTACGAACAGATTCTGGGAGTCGCTTTAGAGAATTCGATAGTCAGACCCAGCGCTGTGAACGTACAGATGGAGAGCGATGCGGGAACTATAAGCAGGATTGACGATACCACTCATGCTACAACATTGCTGGGTGGTATTGAGATCTCGTGGAGCAACGAAGGGACGGCACCAAGCGAGAGCAACCCGGCATTTGGCGCTCTGGGACTCAGGGCAAAGAAGATGACTGGGTTGTGCTATACATCGGCAGAATGGCTGGATGATTCCATAGTGCCGCCGGAGGACTTACTGAGACAGGCGTTTGGTTTAGCAATAGCCTATAACGCTGATGAGGAGTATATCAATGGCGATGGTGTAAACCGTCCATTGGGCATTTTGAACAGCGGCGCGCTAATCTCAGTAAGCAGAGCAGGGACGGCTTTAGCGTGGGGCGATTTGGTGAACATGAACAAACGTCTATTGGCGCAATCAGAGCGACGCGCTTTGTGGGTGATGAACTCAGATACACAGAGTAAGGTATATGGAACTTCCCCAGGGGCTGGTTTTGTGAACAATGATCGTATATTGAGGAAGGATTATGAGTTCACAGACAAAACACCACACTGGGGCGTCACTGGCGATGTGCTATTAGCTGACTTCGCCTATTACCTCGTCGCCAACCGCGACTTGATAATATCGGCGTCAGATAGCGTCCGATTCGCCAATGACGAGATAGCTTGGAAGTTTATCTACAGGGGCGATGGTATACCTATACCGTCATCTGTGGTAACACCAAGAAGAGGAACTAATACCCAATCGCCATTTATTGTATTGAGCGGCGGTGTCAGTTCTTCGTCATCGAGTCTGTCGTCAAGCTCTACGAGTTCAAGCTCGTACTCTTTGAGCGTGTCCAGTTCTTCGAGTTCTTCAAGCTCTTCGAGTAGTTCATCCAGTTCAAGCAGTTCGAGTTCGGGGTCTTAGAAATAAAACGAGGTGAATAATAATGCCAAACAACAGGTTTAAAGAACAGGCAAACGCTCATGATGCAGTGACCACGTATGCCAACACAACAGAGGCTTTAGGCGGTGAGACAAGCGACACAATGGTTACTGCGTTCTACGATATGGAAAACTATGATGCTATGCTAGGTATATGCATAGCCCAAACCGTTGTTGCAACTCATATATTAACATTCCAGATGTATGAGGCAACCGATACGGATGGCGGCGGTTCTGCCACTATAGCAGGCGCATCGCTGGTATATACATCCTCACAGGTAACTGACGTATATGCTGGTATAATCGAGGTAGATGCTGACCAACTGACTGATGGGTCTGATTTCGTTGGCCTGCGGGTTACTACGGATGATGCCGATGGCAGCGAGGCTGTGGCTATAGAGGTAATACCGAGCTCAGCCAGGTATCCGCAAGCTACTCCAGTAGCATAACAATTTGATGGGCGCTGCCGGGAATGCTCCCCACCGAGTGCCCGGCAGTTGTCCATCCATACCAAGCTTTAGGACAAAGCTTGAGCAAAGTAAGATAGGGGGAATGGAGATGTTATTCAGAGTTTGGGACAAGGTTAATAAGAAAATGATTTATCCTGAATCAGATAATGAGGATTGGTTTGCAGTGGATATGTCTGGAACGCTTGCAAAGGTAGGATTTGCGTCGGTCATAGCGAGTGAATACACAATAGAAGTGATGAAGGATACAGAAGCTGTGTATATGTTCTCTACTGGTTACCAAGGTAATAAAGGTGAAAATGTTGAAGAAATATACGTTGATGATATTCTTAAAGTGCGAGGAACGCGGCAGAAGATATTCCGCATAAAGACCCTGGCGGATATGGAAATGCCATTTGAGACTAGCGGTGCATTTCTGGGAGCATACGAGGGCGGCGATATTGAGATCATGGGCAATATCCACGAAAATCCTGAATTGCTCAAGGGGGTGGCGAAATCATGAAGTTACTTTGGTTTAGCGCCACGCCAGAATGTCATTCGGGATATGGCAATGCCACTCGATACATGATGAGCTGGTTGACGAAGAAGGGCCACTTCATAGCCGCCGCCACCAAACATCCCGTGGCTCTCAGGTGGCGAATGTTCGACGTGCCTGGTACAGATGTGCAACGACCTATTGTTTGTGGGACCAATATCGAATTTGTCAACAATGACATAATAGAAGCATGGAAGATAGATGCTTGTATATCCATGTTTGATGTATGGAGTCTAAAGATACCGCTTGCGCGGCATATTCCCTGGGTGCCTATAGATACCCAGAATGTGAGTCAAAAGATAATCAAAGTGGTTGCTGATTGTCCCATGGTTATAGCGATGACAAAGCATGGTGTTAAGGAATTTGAGTCATTTGACATAAGGGCTGGGTATGCGCCCATAGG